CCGGCTCTGACAGCACCGTACTCAGGCGGATCTGGGGAGAAGCTCTGGACAAAGGCGGAGGCGGCTGCGAGGATCCCGCCCCGGTGAGCACAACTGACATGGGAGAGACAAGAGATCCCAGGGTGTGGAAATCGGCAGCTGCTGAAGTGGGCAAGATCACGATAGAGAATGTTACAGAGGAAGATATGTTCATCAGCCAAAACCTACTGGGGAAAAAGTTCTCAAATTCGGATCATGCAAACAAGAAGAGACAAAAGAACCATGGTAGAGAGCATAGTGTTAACCAAAATTTCGAAGATATCGTTGAGTACACCGGGGGGTGGCTGTTTGACTTCAATAAAGATCAGAAACCGGTCGTCCCCGTCAGCAGAACTATGGCCGAGAACCTGCGTGGCTTGGCTAGGAAAAACGCAGGGTTGAGAAGCTCAGGGGTGGATCCCGTGTCTCTATTCCTGGATTACTTCCCGAAGACAAAAGCCGCCTCTGTCGGAGCATTCTGGGAGATAATCATGCAAGAGGCCAACAATTGTGTCAAGAAGTTCACCAAGGCCAAGGAATTCTATTTGAGGAGAGTCCATGGAACCAACGTGTATGTTCTTGTAAAGTGTACAAAGCCGGAGAGCCATGTTTTCGTGAGCACCCTGACCATCCATGACACCAGCAAAGCCGATTATGAAAAGAACTGTCTGTCCAGAGGGGGTGATGGGGCAACACCAGGTTTCTTCCGACCGCCAGAGGCTGTGATGGATGTGGAGGATGCTGGGTGTGTTGTAATCACCGACTTCTTCTCGATCACCAGAGAAAGGCTGTCCCACTACATACCAGCGTACGAGCACCTCAGGACGATTGCATATGTTGCAGCCGAGTCCCAGAGAGAGCCGATGGAGACGCTGTCTCTGTCAGGGTCGGGTCTCCAAGCGCCGTACTGGAAGAAACTAGCCGCAGTGATAACCCTCCCGTTCCTCACCGATGGTCAGTCCGTGGTTGACACCATGTCGCTCGGTAGGTACGTGTATGCGAAAGCCTTCACCATGAGCCACTTGTCAGGAGACGTGAGAAATCCTCTCACAGGCTCTCCGTACTTCTGGCACCGTGTCGCAGCCTGGGCTTATAGTGCTATAAGGAAGCACGCCGAAGGCATGAGGGTGGATGTGGCTAAGAAGGAAGACGAGCAACCAGACACCTACTCAGACGAAGATGAAGAGATAGAGGACGAGGATGTCC